TACAGTACTATGAGTCAATCCAACACAGCCGCACAACAACTATATGATCTTCTTGTTTCTAGAGATTTTGAGCCCGAAGCTCTAGATTCTCTGGGCAAACCCGCTGCCAGTCCTGCCGATGCAGAAATCATCAGCTTCGATTACCGGACAGATCAGCAAAACTACGGTGCTGTGGTCATGGTGCTGGATGGAGAAAATAACTTAGACATTTATTTTGGTGACAACATGGGTCGTGCCATGGAAGGTGACGATCGCAAAGATTGGTATGACTTTTTGTACCTGGTGCGTATGTTTGCCAAACGAAACTTGTTGACTTTTAGTTTAAAAAATCTATCTCGCCTCAAATACAACATGAAAACCATGGCCGCTGTGAAAGAGAGCATCTTTGAAAGCTACTATGGCACACGCAAGGTCAGCTACAGCGATCAACCTCAAAAGACTCTATTGCGTATCAAACACAGCAGAGATCTTGAAGAAGGTGATGCTAGATATCGTAACATTGACAGCATCTATGTTGAAACAGATGAAGGTGAACGTTTTAAAGTTCCTAGTCGTAGTCTTGTGCATGGCCGCATGCTGGCACGTCACGTAGCCGAAGGCGGAAATCCCTACGATGCATTTGGACAACATATCAATGAAGTAGTTGAAGAAATGCGTACTCTAGCAAACTTTGTCAGAGTAGCCAAACACAAAAACTATGACGGTGATGCGGCTCACATGGTTGAAGCCGCTGTGAGACACTACACAGATCTCAAAGCCAAGGCCAAACGATTGATCAGTCGTAGAGGGTACCACGAAGAAAGAAATGCCTTTGATCCTGCACAAATCACCACAGTTGACGAAGCAGTAGAAACCATCCGTGAACTATTTGTTCAGCAAAGTCTAGATCCTCGAATAGAACAGGCATTGCCTGTGCTGGCCAAACTGCAAGAAGCACCACTGAAAGAAGCTGACATCTTTGAAACCTGGGCTAGCCGTGTAATGGAAGGCACATGGTCTTTGCCAGACACTCCAGAATCAGCAAAGAAGATGCAGGATCTTATGAGCAAACCTCTAGTGGTAGGGCCAGATGCAATGTATGCCACTGAACAACTTTACGATTTAGTCGGCGACGATATACTGTTTGACATACTCACAGACATTGCTGATAAAAACCCTGACGCCAACGCTTGGGATGATTCTCGTGTGATGCAACGCCTGGTCTCTTTGGGTATTCCATCAGATCAACAAATGGCCACCACCGACAAAGCATTGGATTCTCAAGAACAACAACCAGTCAATGAAGGTCAATGCAACATGACCGCAGAAGGAACTCAGTGTCCAGTGCATGGGTTGAATGAGTGCGGTATGTATGAAACAGTAGATTTAACACGCTTGAAATCACTTGCGGCTGTGTAATGGGCGTGTATCGCATTAACCAACAGCTTTGGCAGATACAGTCGTATTTTGCCAAAGATCGATTTCAAGAAATCAAACAACTCTATCGCAAATCTCGCATGCCATTTTCCATGCAGTACGATGATAGATTGTTGACACCTTGGAGCGACAGTCCTGAAGTACAGGACATTGTACAGCAAGAACAAGAAAGAATAAGTTCAATCATTGGGCAACGTATAAGCCCGCAAGTGGCTTATATTAGCATAGACCTTCCTGGCAGTTCAATCATGATGCATAGACTACATCCTGACATCTATGTACAAGTACAGATTGTTATGGCCGAAGAACCAGATTCAAGAATGAGTTTTGCTTTCTGCCACGATCGAGATGTGAACAATACGTCTGAAATAGATTACCAACCAAACCGCAAGCTAACAAGGCATGATGTAGACATTGTACATTACGAGCCAAACACGGCTTCAATATATGTTAACGATCCAAGAGGTTTCAATGGCATGATCGACAGAGTCCCTAACAACTCAATACGCGAAGTTTTGGTATTGAGTTATACTCGAGAATACTGAAACATTACACTGGTTCTGGTATCCCAGCTACCAATGACCTGATGCGGTTTAAGATCAGAGTTTAAGTTGATGTACCCGTTGTTTGACTTGAATTTAATCTGAGTTGGTGGGTCCATATGCAAGAACTTTGCACCTTGTGCCATCAATGCCTCTCCATTTGTCGTATCTAAATATTCAACAATCTTTGCAGTAGTTGGCATATGAGGTTCAGACCTAATCTCATTTCTTAGAGCAGAGTTTAGGTAAACTTGATACGAAACAAAAATTTCTTTTGCATCAGCGTGTGTTTGACACCCAAATGTAGGCAAGTCTATCCAATATTTGGCAGTCATGAATGATACCTGGTGCCCTACTATGGTAGAAATCGCATTGGACATAGCACTGCCTACTTCGTTGATAAACAAGTAATCTTTGCTGGGATAAACAAGTTCTAGCCGTTTTTTGAGTCCACCGCAGGAAAATAAATTTTCTTCAACGTCAATAATGTTTCTTAACCTTTGGTAAGTCTGCGGCCCAAAGCATTGATCAACTTCCCAGAGGTTAGGAGCAACTGAGTTGACTAAACTAGTTTCATCATAAATGTTGACTTGTTGCGTAGATGTGTTATACTGTGTCATATGCTGATATTTAAACCAAACAATCAAGAGCATGAAGAAATTCAGCCTTTTGACATTGACAGTATAAATATCTATGCTACACTCAGTTGGGTGTATGCAAGGCATATATAGGCACATAAATTTCTTGAAAGGACAATTTCTATTATGGCATCATTAGCAGAAATCCGCGCACGACTCCAAGCCGCAGAGTCGAACAAAGGCGGTAATCAACAATCCGGCGGCGACAACGCAATCTACCCACACTGGAACATCGATGAAGGACAAAGCGCCACGCTTCGTTTCTTGCCTGACGGTGATTCAAAGAATACTTTCTTCTGGGTCGAACGTGCAATGATCAAACTTCCGTTCAACGGTATCAAAGGCGAAATGGACTCTAAACAAGTTCAAGTTCAAGTGCCTTGCGTTGAGATGTGGGGTGAGGCTTGCCCAATCCTAGCAGAAGTACGCACATGGTTCAAAGACAAAGCTCTTGAGGACATGGGTCGTAAGTATTGGAAAAAACGCAGTTACATCATGCAAGGCTTTGTTCGTGAGAACCCACTTGCCGATGACAAACATCCAGAAAATCCAATCCGTAGATTTATCATTGGACCTCAGATTTTCCAAACAATCAAATCAGCACTCATGGATCCAGAACTGGAAGAGTTGCCAACTGATTTGATGCGTGGTCTGGACTTCCGTATCACCAAGACATCAAAAGGTGGCTACGCAGACTACTCCACAAGTAAATGGGCTCGTAAGGAAAGCGCATTGACCGAAGCAGAACAAGCCGCTCTTGAGGCGCATGGTTTGTTCACGCTCTCTGACTTCCTTCCTAAGAAACCATCAGAAGCTGAACTCAAAGTCATGAAAGAAATGTTTGAGGCTTCAGTTGATGGCAAACCTTACGATCCTGACCGTTGGGGTGCATACTTCCGCCCAGCTGGTGTAGCGGCTCCGCAAGGTTCTTCCACAGGCTCTGAAACTGTAGCAGAATCAGTCGCACCAGAAGCAAAGTCGGCACCTGTTTCTTCTACCAGCTCGTTTGATGACGAGGATGACGCACCTGCCGCAACGGCACCAGTGCAAAAGCCAGCGGCTTCAGGACAAAAAGCTGAAGACATCTTGGCAATGATCCGCGCTCGTCAGAATAAACAGTAATATATACGAGCGTTCGGCACAAGGGCTCGACACCCTTGTGCTTTTCTCAAATAATAGGTGAAACATGGGCAAACCATTTGACGTATCAAAGTTCCGTAAGGAAATCACAAAATCAATCGATGGACTCAGCATCGGTTTCAACGATCCAACAGATTGGATCTCAACAGGCAATTTTGCACTTAACTATCTGATTTCAGGTGACTTTCACAAGGGCATTCCCTTAGGCAAGGTCACTGTGTTTGCTGGTGAGTCAGGTGCAGGTAAAAGTTATTTTTGTTCAGGCAACATTATCAAGAATGCACAAGAACAAGGTATCTTTGTTGTACTGATTGACAGTGAAAACGCACTGGACGAAGACTGGCTCAAAGCACTTGGTGTTGACACCAGTGAAAGCAAGTTACTTAAACTTAGCATGGCCATGATTGACGATGTGGCCAAAACAATCTCAACATTCATGAGCGACTACAAAGCACTCCCAGACGGTGAACGTCCCAAGGTCTTGTTTGTTATTGACTCCTTGGGTATGTTGTTAACTCCAACAGACGTGAATCAGTTTGATGCGGGCGAAATGAAAGGTGACTTGGGTCGTAAGCCCAAAGCACTCACAGCACTGGTTCGTAACTGTGTCAACATGTTTGGCAGTTACAATGTGGGTTTAGTTTGTACTAATCACACATACGCAAGTCAGGACATGTTTGATCCAGATGACAAGATCTCCGGCGGTCAAGGTTTCATCTATGCCAGCAGTATTGTGGTTGCCATGAAGAAAATGAAACTCAAAGAAGACGAAGATGGTAACAAGATCACTGATGTCATGGGTATCCGTGCCGGCTGTAAAGTAATGAAAACACGTTATGCCAAACCCTTTGAAGGTGTGCAGGTCAAGATTCCTTATGAGACGGGTATGAATCCTTACTCAGGCATGGTAGACATGGCTGAGAAGCGTGGTCTACTCAAGAAAGAAGGCAACAGTTTAGTGTTTACTACCAGCGATGGCGAAATCATCAAACAGTTCCGTAAAAAGTGGGAAGCCAACGAAGCAGGCTGCTTAGACAAGCTCATGGCCGACTTTGGTAATGTCAAAGAAACGGTAAGTACTGAAGACACAGCCACGGAGGAATAATAGATGTCAGTTGAATTAGCAAGTGAAATTTGGACAGAAATAAAACGTTATGTCAACTCGGTTGACCGCAACGAAGCCGCGGAGACTTTGGTCAGTGTATTGATTGACAATGATGTATCGGCTGAAGAAATCAAATCTGCTTTCAAAGGCGACGGGGATATAAAACGTGCATTAGCTGATTACCTTAAAGAAGAAGAGCTTGAGGAAGAAGAAGAGGACAGCTATGATGACGACGACTATTAATGGCAAACTTTTATTGCAATCAAAAGTTTTGGTGGCTGTCAGTTGATTTAGAAAAGTTCAACACTTTTAGTTGTTGTGCGGCAACACCACAGCGCATAGATCTGTCCTGGCTTCAACAACATCCTGGGCAGATTTTCAACACGCCCAAATTACAAAAAGAACGACAAATGATGCTGGATAACCAACCAGTGTCATCCTGCGGTGCTTCTTGCTGGCAGCCTGAACAACAAGGAATGTCTAGTAGACGATTGACCACTGATGGGCAAGCATTGACCCACACAAACGTAGTTTCATCACCAGAAACTATAAATGTCATAGTAGGAACAGATTGTAACATGACCTGTGTTTATTGCTGTAAGTTTTACAGTACTGCATGGAGTAGAGATGTTGCCACTGCTACATATCCGGTAGAAAGAACTGACGACAGATTTGTTATAAATGACAAAGATCGTGTGTTGCAGTTTATAAGTCAAAAAGAGATTGCATCGTCTAGTACTCGTAAACACATTTTACAAGAACTAGTTGCCCAATGTCAGTTACCCACAATCAAAGAAGTAATGATCACAGGCGGAGAACCGTTTCTCTATCTTGATTTGCATAAACTGGTTGAGTCCATACCAGCACATGTCAACGTAAAGATTTGGTCAGGGCTCGGAGTTGATGAAAAGCGTTTTGCTCGAGAAGTTGAAAGACTTCCCAACAATGTTACTGTGGTAATCAGTGCTGAGAACACAGGTGCCGCCTACGAGTTTGCAAGATATGGCAATACTTGGCAACGATTTAACAACAACATTAATCAGTTAAAAGAACAGAATATTGGTTACGAGTTCAATGCCACGGTTACCAATCTCACACTGCCGGGACTAGCAGAATTTATTCGTTGGGCTGACAATATACCTATCAACTTCCAGCCTTGCACAGATCCAGATTATCTATCAATCGGTGTGCTAGATACAGAAACCAAACAAACAATACAAAAAGATCTTGATCTGTTGCCCGAATTTGTAGCTGATGCCTTAAAGGTTGCGCCTACAGACAAACAAATGTATAATCTTAGAGCATACGTCAAAGAGTTCGCACGTCGCAGATCTTTGAGTTTGTCTGTGTTTCCAAAATCGCTGATTACTTGGCTTGAACAATGAACAAATACTTTCCAATCAAAACAGCAACAGCATGTC